ATGATTTTTAAACTTTTAGATTTTTTCTAATTTTGCGTCGTGTCCTTGATAACGTTGACTTAATTGTTCCAGTTGGGACATTCAGCTTTTCACTAATCTGGTCAACAGTCATATTATTCTCATAGAATAGTCTCAAAACCTTACGAGTGGTTTCTGGAAACTTGTCAAACTCAGCAAGTATACGTTCATATGTCATCCGATTGACTATATCGGACTCCGCAGAACCACTTGGTTCATCAGCTGGTAGTCTTCCATCTGCTTCTCCAAGGACTATGCTTTTGTTCTTCATTTCTCTAAGATAATCGATTGCGACGTGATTAGTTAGAATTCGCAGCCAGCCTCCAAAGGAGTCATATGCTGTGAAAAGCGAGAGTTTCTTATGCACTTTTAAGAAAACTATGTTTGCGACATCTTTTGCCTCATCCATGTCTTTTAAGTATCCGAACAGTAACGACTCTACGAAGCCTTTATACCGGTGGAATAGTGCATTAAAAGCGAGTTCATCACCCGCTTGAGCTCTTTTGATTATCCCAACTTCTTCAGGTGTTATCCGAGGAGTGTCCATAATCAAACAAATTAGGTTCTTTTAACGATAGAGTACACTACCGAGTGGTTATTAACCCCTTTCAGGATGTAACAGGCACTAGCTGTATATGTGGGCGTGTGTAAGACAACGATTCTTACTTGTTCTAGTTTACTTAGAACAAATTCCTGTAGTTGTACATGTAAACTTTGTACAACTACTCCTCATTACACGCCAATGTGGGCTGTGGGAATACGAATCCCGTTACGTTTCAGCCCTAAAACGGTAGATCCTCAACTATTATTGCTGAGAATATACTGCCTACGCGTCTGACGAGTCTGTCGTGATATAGAAGGTTAACTTCCTTTGGTATGATATCACTATGCTCAAGGTTGTTTAACATACTGGTAGCTATACGTAATCGTACACCTACTGTGCGTCTGGTTAAATTAGGCAATTCGAATAGAATCTTCTTATTTATCCATTTTAGTACGTATATAGCCTCAGGCTTCAATATCCACAGTTTCTCGTCTTCAGGACCAGCAAGAAGCATCCTATTATAGTCTGCTCCTGCGCACATTTTTAGAAGCTCAATCTGTTTAGATGGCTTCAACTTACTATCGGAAAATACATTCATAATTCCTCTAGATACGGTTTTCAAAACAATTAATAAGGTAATCAACCAAGTTATCTACGAATTTGTATTTAGCTTGTTTTAATTCCTCGCTATCGTCTTGTTTTGGTAATAATGAACTCAAATAGCCATTGATTATCTCGATTTTTATGTCGAAAATATCTTTGCCACTTTTGCTAGAGATTTCGTATGCGTTCTCAATAAACGCATATCGAGCACAAAACCATTCTACCCACCCTGCAATACGTTCCCAGTATGCAGTTTCTTCAGGAGAAAGGTTTTCCCAATCAATACTTTTCCTAAATATAAAATTTCTGTAGTATTTAGCAATGCCGAGTGTAATTCGTGTTGCATGATTACGTTCTTTATTGTCTACATAAATCTTTATAAAATTAGTATAAGCATGATCAATCCAACGCTCTTTGACTTTTAGCCATTTGAGCGCATAGTTTACTACTTTGGGACATCTATCCCGTAGCATACCTTTGTAACCGCTTGTTTTTTTCATATTTTTTCAAATAAGAATCTTCTAAGAGCATATCGTTTATCTCGTATATCAATGCCTCTTTTGTTATTTTTGCAAAATCGCTTAATTATATAAGAAATGGTACATTTATCTCCATATACGTTTTCTAGAACTGTAGTTTCAGAATATCTATACAATATTATAGAAAGTACTGTATTTTCTATTCGTTGTTCTAAAGTCTGTTTTTTCGATTTGAAGATATTCATCAACGTTATTCCATCTTTATATGTATTTACTAATTTTGCATCAATTAATCTTTGAGATGTTGCAAATACTCTTGGATTGTCTTTTACAAAAACGGTCAGTTTGTTTAGTAATTCTGATAATTGTTCATAATTCATATTTGATAAATATATGTTTGTTGGATGACTCGGATTCGAACCGGGAATGACAGAACCAAAATCTGTAGTGTTACCATTACACCATCATCCAATATGCTCCCGCCTCTTGCATTTTCCCCAGAGTTACTTTACTGAGTGTAGAGTACATAGGAGCATTATAAGCTGGGCATTTGTTTTTATAGTGGTGTCAGGCCAGCTCTGTACAGCCATTCCACTTTAATCTAAAGATTCCTACACAGCTCTCTTGTGACCAACGGTCCCATAAGCCCCTTAAACACACATTTTATGCTGCAGCTTTTGGCTTGTTGTCGCCTGTCTGCTCCTCACCTCTACCTCAGAATCTTATATGGAGTGATGGTGGGAGTCGAACCCACCCTAGAATTAATCTAGTGTCTCCTTTTCACTCTCGGCACTTAGGTAGCCTACACCGACTTTACGCTGCCTGCTTCAGGCCCGTATAGTCAACAACTTTATTGTTGCCGTTTGTTTTTATATCAGAGCGCTTGTCTTACGACTGTCTTACTTTCCGCTGCCGTCTAAACCAGTCAAGCCCAATTAATAATCACAGGAATAGTCTATACTGACAGCTAACCCATTAGGTGTTATTGCCATATCAACACCTTTGTCGAAAGTGGTGTTCCAGTGACATGTGTGATATTCGCCTACTGGAGTATCTTTAGGTAAATCTTTTATTAGATTTATTAAATCTTTTACTGTTTCAATTTTTACTGTTTCCATAATTTTCTTTTTTTTTTGTGGACCTGGAGGGAATCGACAAAATCTTCTAGTCTAACGCAACCACTTCCTTTCGCCTCCACGTTATACACGTATGGAAGAACAAAAGAAATATATGCATAATAGACGTTTGGTAACGTTTATCTGCGATAATTGTGGTAAAGAGGCTCAAAAACCTCTCTCCGAATATAATCGGAACATTAAATTAGGTAGAAAGAACTTTTGTTGTAGAGCTTGTTCTGCTACATATAAATGTAACTTATATAAAGATACTCCTACAGAAGCACAATTACAAGCACAACAAAATATTAAGAATTATTGTCAGAATCATAAAGACGAATGGACACCTTTTAGATATTCTCTTAGAAACGCCAAGAAGCGTTTTAAAGAATTTAATCTTACTCTTGAAGATCTCAAACAAATTTGGGAACGCCAGAATGGTATTTGTCCTTATACAGGATTAAAGTTGGAATTGCCAACTTATACCGAATGTAAGAATATTTGGTATCGTGCATCTTTAGATAGAATAGATTCTTCAAAAGGATATGTTGTAGGAAACGTACAGTTTGTTTCTACTCCAATAAACCTTATGAAGTCTACAATGTCTGATTTAGAGACTAAACAATATCTTAAATTAATTTCTTCCTACACTTCACATTTCTGTGAAGATGAGACTATCTCTTCATCTCAAAATGAGATGTTGGGCGCTCAAGCTGGTAATTAAGGAGACTGTACTCCTCCAGTAGTCGTTGCACCTTCATAGAGTGTACTCTATGCTTGGCTCAGGGTTAGCATGAACAATGTTGACTTTGAGCCATTATTGTTTTTAGCCTTCCTTGAATTCACCCAATAGGGGCCCTAATTGACCCTCGTCCGAACAGCATATCCTGGGACACGCTAAGATTCTTGTTGTTGAATGTCTTAATGATCGGTCAAAACATTCGATTTAAGGCTATTTACAGCCTCTCTGACGCATTTTCTAGACTCTCATGGGTAGCTAATCCATTTAAGCTTTGAAAACGCTTAGAAAGGCTATATTTTTACCTCAAATATAGGTGATGTAATTGTCTAAATATTGGCTCAAGGCTCGAAAATAGGTTACATCTGCATTCTTGAAATCATTGTGCACTGGACTTGTAATCACTCCGTTCATTACCAGTGGGCTCAAGGCTCTCCACAATTCAGCGATTTTGATCAAATGACTTCATATTATAACCCGTGAAGTCGGGTTTATCACCCCATAGCATTGGCTCCAGGCTCGAGCTACGTGCAGTTAATTCTGCTATATTGATTGCGGGTATTTTCAAAAAAATGGATTGAATGTCGGTCGACGGAGTTTTAATCTAGTGTTAAAACTCAAGCGGATTCATCACAATCCATATTATATCATATTTTTGCAATCAAATTTGTTTGGGGATATTGGTTCAAGACTCGAATCCCCATAGATGAGTGACATTGTAGCTATCTCTAGCTACCATGACTAGTAGTAGCGACGACCATCGCTCACACCGTCACCAGACACGACGCGCACGCGGTACATCCAGTCGTCGCGCCAGTATTCACCAGCTGCCTTCTTGATGACCAGCATATCGCTCTGGTATTGCTTCTCGATCTTGTCCTGACGATCCTTCAGATTCTTCTGCAGCTGCTCCAGACCGTCGTCGAAGTCGTTGTAATCAATGATAGCAGGCACCTCGTCGCCCACCTTAAATGTCTTCTCGCTACGCGTGATCTTACCCTCCTTGTTGACCTCAGGAACCAACAATACGAGAGCACCCTTCTCAACCTTCTCGAGCTTCAGAACGTCGTCCTCAGTCTTGGCTGCGAACTCGTTGATAATCTGCTCGGTTGCAACGAAACCAGTAAGGAATCGCATCAAACGACCCTGCTGGCGTGTGTTGTACAGAGCCAGATCGTCCATAGCGCGCATCTTCTTCAGTTCGACCATGCCGCTGTCGAAGCGGAAGCCGATGTAGCTGATACGACGGTTCGTCTCGCGGATGATCTTGTCATCTTTTTCCTTCTGATTCTTTTCGTCCATGAGCTTCTTCAGCTCGGGAGTCAGAATGTTACCAGCCTTACGCTGTTCTACGATGTTCTCGGGTGTGATTACCACTTCCTCCTGCTTTGCAGGCTGTTTGTTGTCTTTTGCCATTTTGATAATGTTTTAAATGTTTATAACTAAAAGTTTTTAATTCTCGTCATCGTCGTCCCATTTCCTAGACTTAGGACGCCTATACGGCTTAGCATCCTTATGTTTGCCGTCCGCGGCTTTGTAGCGGATGGTTTTACCTGTGTGATATTGTCCATGACACATATTAGTCTATTTTTAGGGAACAAATTACGTCTCTTGCGGCATTGCCAATCTTGAATACTCTACCTATTTTCCAAGAAGATGCGTCTGCCTTCTGCAGAATGCGTATAGCATTCATCAAAGCTAACTCGTCTTCTTGTAGGTTATAATCCATCTCTGACTTGGTTTTCGCAATAGCAACAGCGTCAGCTATACATGCAGCAAACGCTGGTGTACAGTTGTTTAAAGACACAGCAAACCTAGTACCAATGTACTCAAACGCATTTTGTACGGCGTTAGTAGTTTCATCTGTAGGATTTGCATCAATTGTCTTCATGCTTATCGCTTTTGTTATATCGTCTTCATTCAAAGACTTTATAGTCAGTAGCTTACGTATGCATACTTTATTGGCTATAAGCAGCTCTGCGATTTTGGCGATAATGTAGTTAGGCGCTTCTTTTCCAGACCACATTATTACTAAAGCGTTGTGTTTCATAGCTGGTCGCGTTTATGCTTAATTTATGTTAATTGTAACACTTCGCTTTTGTATAGAGTCGCCATTGCTACTATACGCTATGCCACCTGCGGATCCTTGCACAGCAGTTGTGTCCTTCTTATCCTGTGTTTCAGCTTTAGATGGTAAATTGTCGTACACGTCTTTGTTCTTTTTGTACTCGTTGACAATATCCCACATAGTTACTTTTAACGACTTTCTCATGCAGACTGTACTCACATTTGTAAGCACTTCGTCGGGCATGGATAAGAACGTGTTCTCTATGCTGTACTCTTCTATCTTAGAGTCGCGAAACTCCACGATTTCGTACATGCTAGAGAACTGAGGATTAACAGCTGCTGTTACCTTGGCTGTTACAAGGCTGTCAATGTTGACAGGTGGTTCTTTGTGACTAAAATAGTCACACGACGTTAGGAACGTCAGGCAGCATACAAGGATGCCGCAAAGCATTAAAATCTTCTTCATGTTTTGATAACGTTTAGAAGTTGAACTTATAGTTTACGCCCAGTCTTTTAGGAAGACTTGGAAAAGACCTTTATACGTACTCCCATTGTAAATCTTCACCCATTTGTTCAGATATTTTCTCCCATTGTGAGGGAGTTATGGATGATTCGTTGAGTAAAAGTATCCCATATTTATAAGCAAAGAGTTCTGATGAACTTCTGTCTAAAGTTACAACACAATCAACAATGTTTTTTGCGTCTAACAGGGATTTACGGCAATTTTCTTTAATTGCTTTTACTAAACGAAGTTTTGATTTGCAGAGTAGCAATTTTACTCTTTTACGATTTGTTTCCATAATTTTGATAATTTAGAGTTTAGTAGTCTATAGCAGAGTCGAACTGCTCTTTAGAGAATGAAAATCTCTCGTCCTAACCGATAGACGAATAGACCAGATGTCCCACCGCTGTGGGACTTGTACAAATAAACAATGTTATAAAATTTTGGAGCTTCTCACGCATCACGCGCTAGTGGACCCGCTGGGCCATGATCCCAGACTCTCGCAGCTTATGAGGCTGGTATTTTAACCAATTAAACTACAGGTCCAGCGTGCTGTTCTCATGCTTTCGTCTTAAACCTAAATTTGAGTACTTGCAATCTTCTGGTACAGCACTAAACCATATGAAACATCCTACACGCTAAGCTCGTAACTCCCAATGAGCCGCAACCTCCACCGTCACCTCGGATGTATGGGAATACTCCATGTCTCACGACACAGAGCACCGATACCTTATTCATGTTTCCCAACATGCAAACAAAGCAATTAAATTATTAACTAAAAAACATTTTTAGCATAGAAAAGCAGTTTGTAGATTATTGTATCGGATTAGATCCCGCAGTTAGTTTCACACCTACACTAAGAATTCGCGGGCCACGTTCTTCGGCTAACGTGCGGCTGTTAAGCCATTCTTGTGTACTGCGGGATGTGAGGGTTGGCAAGCCATATTACTGCAGACGTGCCGTTGTCCTCACCATGCAATTGCACCCTCTCCCCATTGGGTTATCGTATCACACCTAAACATGCCGATGTGACCGAACATGTTGTACGACGATAACCTGGCAGGCCTTGAGGTTTCCTGCTGACCGTGTATGATTTCTGACACGGTGTCTCTGGTGGGTTCTATGCAATTAAAGTTTAAGTAGGTACTATTCTCACGAACGGTACCTACCGGAGTAAAATAACAAATCCAAAAACTATGCCTATCAAAAAGACTCGTCATATGAATTCATCGTTAGAATCAATCCAATTATACACAACAACAATGCTGTGCATATAACTATTGCAGTTATGATTTCTCCTAACCATACATATATCTCCATATGCCACAGGAGGGTGTACAGGAGAAATGCACCAATCAGGAATAAAATGATACCTTTCTTCATAACCGCTTAATAATTATATTGGACGCTTCACAATCGATTGGTTTTTCACCATTTCGACTGTCAATTACGCATGGACAAAGGAGTATATTGTCTAAATCACACCCCCTGCATTTGTCTGTGCGTTTTTTTGTACGATACACCTGACCGTCTATACTTACGAATTGGCCAGGTTTCACAACCTTTGTCATATCGTTAGTTTTGTACAAATCATGTGGTCTACAACTATACGTATTACGGGCTCTCTCAGATTTATGGTTTGATATATTCTATCTACCACAAATGTTGCATTCCAGCCACGCTCCATTGAGAGAAACCTAATGATTTCAGGTTGTTTTTCATTTACGGCTTTCCAACGAGGTGTTATTGTATGTTGGATGCATGTAGTTATGCCGCGTATTAACCTGAATAATGCGGGCTCAGATATAACAATTGTATACTCGTTGTGCAGGTACACATTGTCCTTCAGCCACATCTCGTTAGGTATGTCTTTACCTATCTCCGATACATATATCGCATCGTCTGTAACATGCTGTATTTCCATGTACGGGCCGATAGGTTTACCAGTTACCTTATGTTTTCGACGAACAATTCGCCCTATATAAAACTTAGTTCTTGCCATGATTACCTAGATATTAAGAATCTTGTTTTTGCTAATGGCTTCACACCAAGCTTTGTCAGGGTATCGTTCACAGAGGATATAAGGGCTCGACATCCGCCATCCGTTAATTGATCGGTAATTAACATTGTTGTATTACCGTCTTTTAGCCACAGACGACGTTTGTCATTACCTTTACCATCAACCCGGTCCTTTTTAGGACGCGGGCGATGGATTTGGTTTACCGGCTTATTCATGGCTGTCTTCATTGTGTGCTAAGATAACTGGCAGTTTGGTCATCATGAAGAGACTTGCAGGCATGTATCCAAAGTAGTGTATGCTCTTATCATTCTCGAGAAATGAGGTAAGACTCATACCGTGTTCAGTAGCCTTTTCCTTTGCCACCTTTAACAACTCGGCAATCTCGTTGATGACATTAGTGTTTGTCTGCGCCTCTTCTGGCTCATCTGCGTCAGGGAGATCTTCTACCATTTCGAGGAACGACTTATGGAAGCTTTTGAGCGCCGCAATGCGTTCTTCAAGGTTCTCTATCTTGTCGTCCGAGATACTGCATCCAAAGCAGCTATACTGCTGCTCTCCTGCTTTTTCGATGAGATGATCTCCATGAAGATCCTTTAACATGTCCTTGACAATGTTCGGGTTCTTTCTGATTTTTTGTGCCATTTTTTCGTCGATTGGCAACACTGACACGATGCTTGCCACTCCACTTGTTTGTAACTTTACCATAAATCTTTGATAAATTAATAGGTTTGAACTTGAGGCGAGCTTAAAACCCTTCGCCTACATAGGGTATTACTGTATCAATCGGCTCATCTGGAGTCAATTGTGCAGGTAATGTGTCTGGTTGGTGCTTTGAGTGTATAACAACTATCTTTGGAGAAGATACTTGATGTACAAGCAGCGTGATAGATAACGCAGATAACACAATTATTAACAATACGATAAGATTTCTATCCTTCATAATCCTTTGGAAATACTTTCTTTTTGAAATTGCTAATACTGTGGTCGTCTAACATTGTTATCCAGAACCAGATTACGAGAGGCAGCGTAAGTGCTGCAAACCACATGGACTCTCCTTGCGGAAAGCCCCAGAATACTGTACATGCCACCATTATAAATAGCAGAACAGTCCATACTCCTCCTGACATCACTATGCTCATCAAGAGCATCCATGCTGCTAAGGATGTGATCTTTTTCTTTAACTTTTCTTTTTTCATATTATTTATTGATTAAAAACACTCAAAGAAAATGTGGGGAATACGGGTCACCCCACTATACAGTCGTGTACACCTGCTTTGCCGTTGGAGATCTATGGCTGAAAATCAAAATTCACGGCCTTATTGTCAAACCTATTATAAGGTTGTCCTTAATCGCAGTATCGCTCTGCCTAACCACTTAAGGTTGAAAAAGGTTATGCGTTGAACAGTCGCATCCCTGCAAATCTCTCTAACAAATCTTCTCCGCATTAATAGCGTCAATGCCTGCATATTTTTCTAATTCGTCGTAATCTATTTCATATAGACTTGCATTGTATTTTTTCAAACCTTCTTCAATATACATGTTTCTTATGTAATCTTGATTTCTTTGTTTTACAAATGCTTTCATGTTTTCGTTTTGAAGTCTGGCTATTTTTTTAATCTCTTCGTCTAGATTACGACTTTTAGATTTTTTTTCTGCACACATGGCTATTTACGCAGATAAGTTACTTCATAACCACGTTTAAACGCAACTTTTCCATTGCGCTCCTTAGTGGTTACATAATCTTGGTTTATAAACCACTCGACTTGAGGTTCCATTTCTTCTCCTTTTTAGTGCCGAGCTGTTTTGTTATCTCAGGTAAATACTTTCTGTATGGTTTGCCAGTTTTCTTGCTGACTTTCCATACGAATGCACTACCTGTGCTAGAGAGGCAAATCGTGTCCACAATAACCGTGTCGCCCTTTCGTGTCTCCAGGGTGTACTGTGTTTTTGTGAATTTTCCACGATCTGTTGTTGTGGCGCCTTGTACAACGAAGGTATCACCTTGTCGTACAACATTCTGTGCTTTTAGGCCATTTGAAATGGCAATAAACCCGAGCATGAGCACAATAAATGCAAGGATTCTTGAAGATCTTTTCATATATATAGTTGGTTGAATTATCTTCCAAAAATACATATTATTCTCACGAACCATATGTATTTCAAACTGTTTAATTTCGTTCAATTGTTAGTAAAAAATACACAAAAACAGCACACTATTCTCACGAACAATGTACCCAAAACGTATCGTTCCGCTGAACGATTATAAAGATGAGTTGTGGTTATATGTGGTTAATACAAGAGATTTCTTCATTTTGGTGTGTAATAAAAAGATGAGTCAGCCTTTCGGCTGAACTCACCTTCTGTTAACACAATGTTGCGCATGTTCATTTGTGTCTGCCTCAAGCCTTTCCGCTCTTTGCCAGTGTCTGAACACATTGTGGTTACTCACAAACGCCTTCCGTCTGCTTTCACTAATTCCAAATATACACATGCATCTCTGCTTATGTGCACATCCCATATCATTGACGCAACTCAATGACTTAGTCCCATTTATCTGGGAGGAAACACGCTTGATTTCGTATGTTGCATCAGAATGCCAAGTGTAACAACATTCATATACGACCACACTTGAGAGGAGTGTGATTACCTTGACCCATTACAGCTAGTCTAACGCACAGGTATGCGATTCCGATTTCCCCCTCGGAACAACAGGGTTTGTCCCAATGCTATTACATTGGTCTCACGGCTAAGTTTGAGCGTTTCAGTTTATCTTACGCACAACTTGATTGTTTTTTCGTTTTCAAGTGGTCTTACAACGTTGCTTACAATCAAACTACCACTTTACATCTGTAGTTGCGCGAAACTGCACAGATGCTAAACACGTACATAGTATCCCGCTCGATTTTCTCCACTTTTGTCACAACGTTGGAATACGAATACTTTTGCCATATAGTTGTCAATCTATGCGTAATAGTGATGTTCTTGATAAAACCCCCTCGCCGCCGTGTGGCGGTTTGGGGGTAGTGTCGCAGCTCAGTAGTTAGGGAAGCTGTGACGTTTTGGGTTGGCAGTTAGGTTAACCCTGCTGCTTCTTTTGCCGCATGTACTCCTCGAATGCAGCTCGCTCGTCTTCGTCATTTTGGTCTTCGTCGTTCACGGAGGCTCCTTGTTCGGCGGTGTCCTGCTTAACGAGTTCGTAGCCTTTGAGGATTTCATCAAGGCGTGCTGCAGTCATAACAAACTCAGGCAATGGAAGACCTGTGTCCTCATCACAAGGAATGAACACAAGAGTTTCGCTTGCGATTTTCCCTGTTTCCTTGTTCCTGTAGACTGCGCCAAATTCCTGTGTCCACCAGAAACCATAGAATTCGTATTGGGCGTCTGTTTCGCCCTTTTCATAGGCTTCTTTTAGTTTTTCCAGGTCTTCTTGGCTGATACCCTTGTCGGTGACACCCATGTGTTTGTACTCGTCTACGTACTCTTTGATGCCGAGATTGAAGTAATGGGAGAAGCCAAGCTGTAGCCTGCCGCTCTTCATTACCTTTTTCAGTGATATACGGATGTAGTCGTTTTTCCCGCTGTTAGGTTTGGCTGCAACCAATTCTGCGGTCGTGATGCGGTAGATTCCACATCTGTCCTTGTAGGACATGTTTTTGTTCATCGTTTCCATTTTGATAACGGTTTTTGAGTGTGTGAGTGTAAATGGCTATATCTTAAGAGTGTGGTTGCCATGCCACACTCCGCATCCCCTGCTCAAAGTGAGGGGAAGAAACTCTCCAATGATTGCATGACTGCAATAAGGTTAAAACGGCGCAGCAAAACAACAAAGCAAAGAAAAGCGAGCGAAGCGAGCGCAACGCTGCTTTTCTGTTTGCTTAAAATTACTTTAATGCTGTAGAATTTGCAGGGATGTCGTTGATGTACGACAAATCCGCACGATAGTCTGCATCGGCTTGCTCAAATAGACCAGATGTTTCGTTGCGGGTCAATTGTGTGAGCAACCATTCGATGCGTTTCATAGACTTGAGGTCAATTTTACAGTCAATCTTATCGTTTTCTTTGTATGCAACTCTGCCTTCAGATGCTTTCGCAAAGGCATGTGTCTCTTCTACTGTTTTTTCTACAGCGCCGGAGACTGTTGTAAGCAAACGACTGAGCGATGAAATCTCTGAATTACTGAACTCAATGGAAAGTCCTACTGTCGCAAGACATTCCTTCTTTACATCTTGTATTTTCATATGATTTGATATTAAATGAAACGTTAAATAAGCGAAGCAAAGCAAAAGAACAGCAAAAGCCGAGCGAAGCGAGGCCATACACGACCAATGCTGTTCTATCATTACAGATACTTAGTACGACACACAGCAAGCCCGCCGAAGCGGGCTATTAGTTATAGTTTCAACAGAATACTTTGTACTTGCTTCCGTCTAATGGGATTTGGTATTGTAGTACTTTATACCTACCCCATGCGACTGACTCTTTTTCTACAAGTACGACTGGCCGTTTTGTGCTCATAGGTACAGAGACGTATACACCGTTTCCGTCTCCATATAAATCCACTGACTCTTTAGTGTCTGTAAACACCCAAAAATGGCCGAGCAATTCTGCCGATGTGCCATTAGCGCATCTCTTTACAGTGGCACCTGCGGCCACTAGGTTGTTGAAGAATGTATTCATATTATTGTTGTATTAGTTATCACAACGCAGTAAAACAAACATGCGCATCCCTCGAGCGAAGCGAGAGACACGCAGGCTGATTAAGAGAAGTCGATGTCGGCAATTTTCATTACCTCACACAAGGCGTCAACGTCACGAGAATACACATCGCAGAGGATAATGCAGTCGAACATGACTTGCAAGATAGCCTCTTCGACTGTGTCGATACGTTCATGTTTAGCATAACCAAGCAAGAACGAAAGGCCCTCACGCGTTTTTAGCGCGCTTGGACCAAGCGATGCAATTTGATTGAGTGTCATACGCGAACTTATTTACGGTTTGCCCACATTACGACTGAACCGAGAAAGCCGATTATTGCGAACGGAAGGAGCATCGGGTCATGCCTCTCAATCATGAAGTTGAGAGATAAACAACCGAACATAAAGCCGCTAACAGCGGCACAAATTGCTGTGATAGTTTGAAACTTTTTCATACCTGTAATGATTATTGATTAGAAATGTTTGTTGATGATGCGAAGAAAAACGTTATGCCCCACTCCGCTGAGCGGAGCGAGGCATTACACACAATTAGTGCTCTTCGTTGAGTTGATAGAGTGCGTACGTGTGGTCAGAGTCACTGCGATTCATAATATCACAGTAATTACGAGCATCTTGTGCGCTGTTTGATTGGAATACTACGTCTGGTAACACTGTTGTGTACAACTTAAGAACTACGAACTGCTTCATAACTGTAATGATTTGTTAGTAACTGTAATGATTTAGTTAATTACGCGAAGCAAATCAGAGGAGAGAAGAACAGCGAACGAAGTGAGCATGACGGGGGGTGGTTTCCCCGTTACCGATGGGCCGGGACTGCGTTTGATACAGTTTCTCGTTTCTGTACATATAATAAAAATTTTCTCGTTTCTGTACACACAATCCCCGTTTTCTGAAAGAAAATGTTTAGATTTTTCGTAGAAAAATTGTATAAAAAATTTAAAAAAATATTTTTAGTCCCCGTTTACGAAGTAAATGTTTAGTACACTACGTGTATGTACAAAAAAATCCAGAGCAGCTATTGCTACCCTGGATCTTACTTGTCTTAGCAAACGATGTATTTAAAATTAATCTTCAACCTGTGGTTCTTGTTCCTCTACAGACTCTTCAGATTGTTCTTCTTGCTCTACAGGTTCCTCTACAGACTCTGTAGGCTCTTCTGAAGGTTCTACAACCTCTTCTTGAGGCTCAACAGACTCAGATTCCTCTGACTGTCCCTCTTCAGGTTGTGCAGGCTCATCTGAAGACGGCAATTCTTCGAATTGTACGTATTCATCCATTACAGTCTCTTGAGGCTCTTCTGCAGGTGTTTCTGCTTCAGGCTGTTCTGAGGGCTCTACAGGCTCATTTTGAGCTGCTAGGGCTGCATCTTCTGCCTCTGCCTCACGTCTAAGGTTCTCCATAGCCTTCTGTACCTGCTTATCTACGGTATTGTTTACTCCGCGCTTAACTAAGAGGTCGTATAGCTCTCGTTTGGTCAAATTAGCGTATAGATTGGCTATATAATTCTGTAAATTACGAACATACGTACGATATGATGTACGATTTTCTTCAGTTTCATTGGGGTCGTTGAGCTTATCTCTGTATGATTTAATACGCTCTTCAGCCTCTTCAATGGTCATTTTATGGTTATCTCCTGCCTCACGAATGAGTTCGTCATTGATGTCGTAAATATTTGTATTGTTTTGCATAATTTTGTTAATTTTTAGTCATCATACCAGTGATTCTTGAGCCTTATTTTGGTGTCCCTGACTATTATGTCGTACATTTTTAACCAATTTGGATCGTTCAAGCATTCTTTCAACGTGGTATGTGTATTTCGTGCACTTTTGTTGTTGGGGTTTTCCATCATTATTGATTATTGTGTGGTTGTACTCTAGCGAATCTACCCAATTATAGTATTGCTAGAAAGCATTCTTACGATCGTGTTTATTGCTAAATTGGTGTATACATTGGAGCATTCTTTCAGCGTTAACTGTTCCACATGCTCTTATAGAGCATATATCATCAATAAAGCTTTCAACTCCTTCATCACCAAATTTGTCCTTTATTATCGAATACTCAGCAGCAGCTTGTTTGAAATATGGGTCTTCAACATCGTATACAGGTTCTAAATCTAGGATAAATGCACTGTTCATGGGTACTCCGTGGATATAGAAATACTTACATGTATCAGTTACTGGGTGTCCTACAGCCTTTAGACTTAAGAAATCAGCATAATATAGTATAGCACTCAGTTCTATCGTATTCATTTCTTCATCAGCGTTTTATATACACATTCGCTTATCCAACCTACAAAGTACACAAAGGCTTCATTACCTTCCCTCATGTTTATACTTTCCCCAATACTGCAAAATATATCTATTGCAGCATGCGTAGATTCATGAGCTATAGTGTTTATTAGATCTAATTTCTTATCAATACCCTTAATTTCAGCTGGATGATTGTATTTGATTAGTATACAGCACTTATTAGTCTTTTTATTCCTACAAGTTGCTGTAGTAGCTATATT